CATGGTGAGTCGACGCATGCGGCATTCCTCGGTTGAGTTTATTCGGGACGCAAAAAACCCGGCGCTTGGCCGGGTTCAGGGTTTGGTGTGCGTTTCGCGTTACTTGTGCACTATGGGAAAAGTACGCTCAAAACGCCGTCATGTCAATGTGTTTATGCCGCCTCCTGATCTTTTTCCGCGTAGATCACCTGCCACAACGGCTGCTGAGCCTGAATATCCACTTCTTTGACCACTTCTTTCAGGGATTCCCACAGGTCCAGCCAGTCGCGCTTCCAGTTCTTCGGATCGATGGTCACGCCAAAGAAGGCATTCATCTCCGCGGCTACCCGGGCCGGGCCCCACTCCGCGGCGCCGTGCACCTCCCCCTTGTACGACTGCAGGGCCAGTGTGACCAGGTATTGCGCCTTCACGCGCTTGGCCGATGTCAGGTCCGGCAGTTGAGCCTTCGCGGTTACCAGCAGCACCGCATTCAACAGGTGCCGCATGTTCATTACCGGGTGGTAGAGGTAGTGCCCGAACTGCTGCACCTGAAATGGCAGCGTGTCGATTGCGCGCAGCACTTTGCCAATGGTCGCCAGGTGCGCGGCGCGGGCAGTGGACCGACCAATTGGAGTGCGGCGAGTCTCGCTGATGCTGATCTTCTGCCGAACCACTTGGATACGCTCCTCCTTGTCCTCGCCCAGGGCGGCGAACACGGCCTCATGGCGGCGCAGGCGAATGCTCTTCTTCACCGGTGCCGACTCCCCCTTCTCGATCGCCACAGCGCTGATCGACGCGTTCGATTCGTGCTGAGCTTCGGTCCATACCTGCCTTGCGTTGATCAGTCTCATGCTGCGTCCTTTTTCAAGTCTTTGGTCATTGCCCGGAATTCAGCCTTGATGGCCTTGATCTCTTCTACGGTGTACTTGCGAGCCGGATGAGGCCCTTCAATCCAAGCAACCTTCTCGACACCTATGCGCACCACCAACCGGATCCGGTACTCCACGGCGTTACCGGAAAGGTTGCGGTTGCACTTCACGCACTGCCGGTGGATGTTGAGCGGCTCGAACCGCAGCTCCGGGCAGGCACCAACGGACCGGTAGTGCCCGGCGTCCCAGCGGCTGCCGGTGATGAGGTCGTGATCGCTCGGACTCGAGTCGCAGCTGATGCATGGCAAGTGCGCATCACGCAGGCGCACATATTCGTTCACCGCGGCTTGAGCTTCGCGCAGATGGTCGGCTCGGCTCTTGAGCTTCTCCTTCCGAACCTTGATCTCCCGGCGCTCACGCTGATCAATCGCCTTGCGCGCCTTGTCCTGTTTCACCGGGGCGATTGCCAGGCCACATGACCAGCCGCAAACCTTCTGGCCGAGCTGACTGGGTACGAACTGGGCGCCACAGGCAGTGTTGGCGCACACCTTGGCCTTCCGCTCCTTCACTGAGGCAAGCATGGGCATACCTCCTCAGCGCATCCCACACAGCGAATCAGGGGCGCTGGCTGGGCACGATCGATACGGATCAGCTCTTGCGCTTCAGCTTCAGTCGGAACCATGAACGCCGGGGCGTCTTCGCCTGGGCGGTAGACGTGGAAGCGGTCGGCGGCTGCCGGGGCGTATTTGATGACGTAGCCGTTCATGGGTAAGTCCACTCGAAGCGGCCAGTGATCTCGCCTGACTCGGTGCGATAGGTCATATCGCGGCTCTTCTCCTCGATGTGCGCGGTACGCTCGGCACGGACCAGTTCGCCATTCACCTTGATGACGAGCGGGCAGCCAACTGGCGGCAGGGAGTTCGGATGGTTCAGCTTCATGCGACCGCCTTGGCCGGAACGCCCATGTCGTTGAGCCAGTCGACGACGTACTCAGGAATGGCCTGGGCCCACTCCACGGCTTCAGCCATAACCAGGCGCTCGATGGATGGCGGCGTGTGCGTGCCGATCAGCACCATTTCACCCCGGCAACGAATGACCATCCCAGGCAGCAGCTTGGCAGGAGCCCCTTTGACGAACTTCAAATTCAAAATACTCATGCCCTGCTCCCTGAATTATTTGGCTTGCTGCGACCCACCCACCAGTTGATGGCCTGACCTTCCAGGCAAAACCAACTGATGCAGACCAATGCGATTACGTCGAATGCGCTCATGCCTGATCTCCATAGATCCTGCGGTGCCGGCTACGGAGGCGGCGGCATTTCTCAAGGATTCCCCAGGAGGCGAGGATCATCAGGACGAGCAAGGTGATTGGATCGATCATTCGGCACCCCCGAGCCCGAAAGAGGGCCTCATAAATTTCAACTTTGGCGATGAGGTTTTTCGATGCGAGGCTCAATATCTGCCACCCCACTTGTCCGTCTCAGTCCAGCGCACACCGTGTTCCGCGCCGAACGCGCTCATGAGCTCGAACAGATCGCTGAACCACTTCTGAGATTGCTTGCGGGTCGACACGGCCATCACCACGAAACCGCCGTCGAGGCCTGGCTCCGCTCGCTGCTTCTCCAGCGAGGCACTGAAAAGGCACTTCCAGTCCTCGTTGCTGAGCTTCTTGCCGTACCACTCCACCTGCTCGGAAACGTCCTTGAGCATTGCCCACATCTTCCGGTTGCAGATGTCTGGGCGCTTCTGATCCTTGATCACCACCACCTTCGGCTTGGTCAGGTCAGTGGCATGCAGGAACCCCATCAGCCGGGTAACGTCGCGCTGGTCGCGGATTGCGAACTCGGTGCTCATACCTGCACCGCCTTGAGCTGCGACCGCATCACCCGAGTCGCCGAACGCTTGGCCGCATCAAGAACTTCCTGCGTGCCGTCGGCGCCGATCATGTGAGCCATGTGTCCAGCACAAGCGGAGATGAATGCGGCGTAAAACACGATGCGGTCGTCCTTGCTGGAGAGGCCTTGCTCGTTGAGGAGGCCAACCATTTCGGAGTTGATGGACATCCATGTTTCGATGCCGAGGGTTACCCGTGGATCTGTGAGGGTGCTCATGGCTTCAGGCTCCAGTAGATGTTGTTCGAGCCGTTGCTATCCGCGACCACGTAGCCTCTCCGCTCCATACGGCGAAGCTCTCTGCGGGTGTCGGCACACGGAGCGTCAAGCGCCTTCGCAAGGCTGTAGGTGGAGGTCGCGTGGCTGCTTGCGAGGTTTCGCGCAATCGCCCTGTAGCGATCCAGCTCGCCGGTGGTTATCGCCATCTGCCGGTAGTCGCCCCAGATTCGGGCTTCGTTGATCTCCATGGCGCTCATGGCTTCACCAGTTCGGCAGGAATGCTGACGGTGTCGCCCTGCTTGGCGGCGACGATGGCGCGGCAGGCGGCTTTCATCGGCTGGTACCCGCCTTGCGCGAAGTCCTTGCCGCGAATGGTCACCCATGCCGCCCAGCAGTCATCGGAGTTCTGCGGGCTGTGCAGGTTGACGTGGTGCTTGTCGATCAGCGGGCCAGCCAGCGACCAGTCAATCGATGGGCGATACAGCAGCTCGCTTCCCTCGACAAAGACCAGCGCAATGCCATGCCCGTAATTCGGCGGAGTCAGCTCGACCTTCAGCCCTTCGATCTGCGCAATGCTCCAGTCGAGAGCGCCGAATTCCAAATTGCTTGTCTTCACTTCTACAAAATCAGTCATTGCGCAGTCCTCTTGCCAAATTTCGCCATCAGCAGCTCACGCGCCGATGCGCCGTCCACTGGGATTCCTTGCTGGATGATTCGAGCCTGGCTTTCCTGCTCAGCCAGTTCGTCGGCCAGCTCCAGTTCGGTTTTCTGGCTGTCATGCCCGATACCGGTGAGGATCTTCCCGTCGAGCGGCTGACCGGTCTGAACGCGGCGCAGGATCACTTCGTAGTTGCGGTCGAAGCGGTCGCGCAGGCCCTTGTCGTTCTGCTTGGCGGCGCGCAGATCGAACAAACCAGTGGCGACAGCAGCAAGGCGCACGGCTTCGTGGCTGTAGGCGCCCATCAGCGCCTCAACCCATGCATCAGCGGCTGCTGGCATGCCGAAACGCTCAGGGCCGGGAACGCACCACCCAATGAACTGGCCGATGCTCGGGGCGAATGGCGAGCCACTGCGGCGGCATTCCTCGATCGCGTACCGAACTTGGTCGAGATCGTTGATACCGGCATCCATGAACCCTTTCGTCCAACTGCGCTGGGCAGCCTTTAGGGCCTTGTCGTCCGGCCATGCCTGTTTCCATGCTGGGAAGATCGCCTGCAGTTGACGGAAGATCTTCTCGACGATGGTGCCGGTCTGATCGTCAACCACGCCCAGGGGCTGGGTGGCGACTTGAGCGGGTTGGCTGGCGCGCATTGCGCGGGCGGCGCCGGGGAGAACCTGAGTGACGGTTTTCATAGGTCATCACTCGTATCGGTGCGCCACGACTCGTCGTAGAAGTCAGGGCCGTTGGCCTGTTTCTTCATCGGGAACTGGTGCACGTTGCTGGCGACATCAGGGATCTCGTCATCCCAGCGCTTGCCGTTCAGCCACGTAGAGGCGTGAGGGATGAACTGGCCGCTGTCCTTGGTCCAGTCAGTGGACAGGCACTGCTTGGCCAGGGATTCGCAGATGGTGTCGAACAGGTCGGTGGTGAGCTTGATCTTTGCCCATGCACGCTGTGCGGCGTCCTTGCTGACCTTGCGCGGATAGAGCTTCCAGAACGATGCAAACATCTCATCGGAGTCGATAGAGGAATCGCCATAAAGCTCTTGATCTTTATCTTCTCTTCTCTTCTCTTCTCTAGTCCGCTTTTTGTCCGCATCACTAGCGGACATTTCTGCATCATTTCCACCCTTTCGAGTGTTCCGTTTCCGCTCGTTATCGTTGGCCCGGCGCTTCGCGCTTTTCCCGTTGTGCTCATCAAAGCGAGGCATTACAAGGCTTCCCGACTCATTGAGGGATGCCCACTGAACCTGAATCATCGCCTGGGTGAATCCTGGCCAGCCGATAACCGCATCCATGGCGTCAGCGGTATAGCCGACGAGCACGCCGTCATCAGAATGGGTGTCGAAGATGCTCCAAGCGACATGCAGTCCGCCGATGATCCGCAATCTGTCCGCATTCAATGCGGACACCATGCGGAAAACTTTCGGATGCGTTTGTAGTTCGATTCGCATTTTGATCCAGTCTCCGGCCATTACTTGCTGCCTTTGCCGACCAAGCCGGCAAGTTCGAGGAAACGATCGACGTACCAGTGAGGCTGTGTCTCACGAGGGCATTGCGGGCTTGTGAGGTTCTTTCCGTACTTGAGGCCCTTTTCAGTCACGGACCAGAAGTCGACCGCCTCGCCCTTGGAGTTCGTGCGCTGAAGGGTTTTGAGGAAGCCATTGGCGGCCAGGGCGCGATTGAAGCCGGGCGCCGTGCTGCTGATGCCATAATCTTTTATGAGCGCGGTGACGGCTTTGGTCGGCATGGAAGAACCGCCAGCAGCGTCGGTAGCGGCATCCACGGCATAGCCAGGCAAGAACTTGGCGTCTAGCCCGTTATTGGCGGCGATCTGGGCCAGCATCATCATCTTGCTGGATGGGGCCGGTTTCAGAAGGCGGTCGAAGCACTCAAGGATTGCCAGCTCCCCAACGATCTTCGAGTTGTTCGGGGCGAACTGA